AGTCGGCTTGGGCAGAGTGGACTTTATTCTTGAACTGAAGTGCCGAGACACGCACTACCCAGAGCTGCTCATTGAGCAGGCGAAGTACGACTGGCTCATTGAGGAGGCTGGGAAGCGGTCAGCGCGACCGGCGTACATCAACAGCACCCCTGAGGGCATCTACGCCTGGGACCTGTATCGAGTGCGGGAGCCGCACTGGGAGCCGCGCCTAATGCCAGCCACGACAGAGTTTGAGAACACGGAGCGGATCGTCAAGGTGGTCGGCTTCTTGCCAATCGCCGATGCGATCCGACTGCCGTGAGGTCGCTGGCGATTCTTGGGCCGCAGGGGAGCGGCAAGTCCACCATCGCTTCGCTCTTCGTGGAGCATCGTGGCTATCAGCGTCACGGCGTCGCGGACGCGCTCAAGCAGATTGTTGCAATGGGCTATTACAATCTGAAAAAGACCGACGTAATCACGGTCAAGCGAAACTTCGGCAACACGACTCTGAGTGGGCGTGAACTTCTACAGGACTTTGGCGCCAAGCTCCGTGAGGTTGATTCTGAGTATTTGCTGAGGGTCTTGGAGTCATCCTATGTCGAGCTGAAGCGGATCGGCTTTGGCGTGGTCGTAGATGACGTGCGGCTGGATGCAGAAGTCCAGTACCTGCGAGCCATTGACCCAGACATCTTCATCGTTCGGCTGACAGCCTCGGAGGAGGTCAGGCGCGAGAGGGTGGGCGGCAACCTGTACGGAGCCGCCGACATCACGGAAAGGGGCTGGACAGACAGCAGGGCAGACCTTACGGTGGACACGACAAGCCTGTCGCCTGAAGACGCCTATCGCGTCATCACCGACAAGATGGAGGAGGGCTGATGTTCAAGGAGTTGGAGATTCTTGCAGCACAGGCTGGCTACCGATTCGCCGAGGCCGTCAAGGACGGCGAACAGTGGCACGTCATCCTTGACGATGAGGACGGCGAGATCACATTCACCGGCGCAACCGTCCAGGAGGCGGTCGAGCGGGCGACGGAGCAACTCGTTCGCAGCCTGAGCAACATCGGTCACTGACGTGTGGGATAGCGTTGGTCTCGTGATCGCAGGGCTGCAACTTTTCTTCGCGTTGATCGTCGGGCTATCGCTGCCGGTGGCGGCTAGACGTGGCGGTGCGGCAGCGGGTACCATCTTCTTGATCTTGGCGTTCGCCACGGTCATCTGGATTGTAAGGAGCGTGCTATGGCAGCAGTAAAGGCGCAGCGAGGCGGACCTCGTAAGGAGCCTGTGTTCGCAGCAACGAGCTGCGGAGCGTGCAGCGGTGACCTGAATACGCTGAAAGAGTCGTGGCGCGTCAAGGTGATCACCTTCGTCGCCAACAAGCGCAATACCCGCTTCGCGTGGTATCACCGAGCCTGCGTGAAATGACCCGCATCGAGCGAGCCGCGCCATTCCTTGACGACAAGGTGATTGCAGTTCAAGACGGCACCGATGCGTGGTGCGAGGAGCCTGGCTTCTCTGGCCGCGTTTGGTGCAACCTCTCAATGCGATACGCCGACGCCATCGCCCCTGACGGCTGGTTCTTTCTGTACGAAGGAATCGGCAACCGCAAGACCAACGCGGACTTGATCAAGCACGGCGTGATGGAGATTCAAGTCGCACGCTTCACGCTGAGCGACGGTGGCTCTGCAGTCTTGGCGAGACTCATCTGATGGGCTACTTCAAGGACGAAGCCACCAAGAAAATGATTGACCCAGCCAAGAGCCGCAAGGGGAAGAACAGCCGCGCTCGTGGCAATGCGTTTGAGCGCGAGGTTGCCAAGCGCCTGCTTGGTCAGCGCGTCGGGCAGTTTGGCGGCAAGCAAGACGTTGCCAACGATTGGCTCGCCGTGCAGTGCAAGGTGGGCGGCAGCTTCAGCGAGCGACAGTGGGACTGGTTGCAGACCGTGCCGGTCAAGAGCGACCAGTTGCGTGGCTTGGTGATCGGTGACAGCCCAGGCGTTGGCGGCGGCCGTCGTCGCGCCGTGATCATCCTTGACCTTGACGACTTCTGCGATTGGTTCGTAGCAGCGGAGCCAGAGGACTAATGATCGCGCTCCTGCTGGCAATCGTGCTGGCAGTCCATCCGAGCGTACCGAACCGAACGGAGAGCGGCGTGCCAGTGCGAGGCGTCGGATCCTGGTACAACGCGACCTACCACCCAAAGGGCAGCCAGACAACGTGGTACACGCGCGCTGGATACAAGTTTTATGCAGCTGTCGGATCATTCCGCTTCGGTGACGACGAGTATTCGCTAAAGGTCTGTCGCGCGGATGACAAGTCACGTTGCGTCGTTGTCGCCGTCGTTGACCACTGTGAGCGTTGTAAGGCAGACCTCAAGCGGCCGTGGACTGCCAAGAGCCGCGCCATTGACCTATCGCCGTGGGCGTTCAGCGTCCTGCGTGGCTTGCATACTGGCGTCGTCCGCGTCATAATCGAGGAGATTCAGCCAGGCAACTAGAGGGAGGGTTATGACGACGACCGTTCGTTCTATCAGCGGCGCGTGGATGAAGGTCATCGCCAAACACGCCTTCCCAGAGCGATCACCGCGCGGGCGCATTGAGTCGCTGGCTACACTCCTGCAGATAAGCCGGCGCAGTTGCTACGCCTATGTCGCAGAGGAACGCCGCGTGCCAGAGGACGTCGAGCGACGCTTCATCGCGCTCTTTGGCGAGCCTACGGAAGATGCGTGGCGAACCGTTGAGTTGCAGCGGCCACGAAAATCAAAGAAGCGCAGGAAGATGGAGGAAACGCGCAGACTGCGAGGCATCACAAAAGAGATGGCAGCAGCAAAGCGCGAGGAGCTGAGCATCAACCTGCGAACCCTGAGCGGCAAGTTGTCGGAAGACGGGCTAGGACACGCGCTTGAGTGGGAGCAGAATCAACTGACGATCGGTCAGACGGCGATGCTTGAGGAGTCACTGGACGAGCAGGAGGCTCGTGCCAAGTATCCCCACAACTTTGACACGCTGGCAATGAGTGAAGACTGGGTTGCGATCTGTAAAGCCTGTGGGCTAATCGGCGCAGTGGACGACTCAGCACGCGAGGTCAATGGGCTGGTCTTCCGCGTGACCTGCAGGTCTGATTCGTACAGGGTGCAGTGATGATACTTGCAGGGGACTGCATTGAGCAGATGAAGACGCTGGAGGCAGACAGCGTTGATGCCATCGTGACCGACCCGCCATACGGCCTTGAGCTTATGGGCAAGGACTGGGACGGTTTCGGCACTCCGCTCGGCTTCCAAACTTGGACAGAGCAGTGGGCGCGTGAGGCGCTGCGCGTATTGAAGCCAGGTGGACACCTGCTCGCCTTTGGCGGCACGCGGATGTATCACCGACTCGCCGCTGGGATTGAGGATGCTGGCTTTGAGATTCGTGACACGCTGATGTGGCTCTACGGCTCAGGCTTCCCAAAGAGCCTTGATGTGAGTAAGGCGATTGACAAGATGGATGCCAAAGATGAGCAGCAGGCTAGGCGCTACCGCTTCACCAAATGGGTGCGCTCAACTGGTGCAACCGCGCAGCAGATTGACGAAGCAACTGGGACAGCAATGGGCGGCCATTACGCAACACTTGCCAGCCAGCCAGCCGTGATGACACGAGAACACCTAGAGGCCTGCCGCCACTTGCTTGGGGAAATCCCAGCGTGGGTTGAGCGCGAGTGTGACATTAGAAGCGTGGAAAGCAAAAACTTTGCCGAGCGCGAAGTGACTGGCGAATACTCCTCAGCCGCGCCCGCTCAACAGTGGATGGCAAACTATGGGCTTGCCGCCGACCTAAGCATCAAGGAGAAAAAAGATAAGGCGTTCACTGAAGCAGCAAAGAAGTGGCAAGGCTGGGGAACCGCACTGAAGCCAGCCGTTGAGCCAATCGTGCTGGCACGCAAGCCGCTCATCGGCACGGTTGCAGACAATGTGCTGACGCACGGCACTGGCGCGCTGAACATTGACGCAACCAGGATTGCGATAAATGGAGAATCTTTGAACGATGGCACACCAGCAGACCGAAATATTGTGTTTGGCTCTGGGCTGGAAATAAGTTCTGGAAAATCACAGGCTCTTGGAGGGCGCTGGCCAGCCAACATCCTGCTGGATGAAGCAGCCGCTGCATTGCTGGATGAGCAGAGCGACGGCGCCTCACGCTTCTTCTATGTTGCAAAGGCAAGCCGCTCAGAGCGCAACAAGGGGCTTGAGCGCAACATCCACCCAACCGTGAAGCCAGTTGACCTGATGCGCTACCTGATCAGGCTCGTCACACCAAAGGGCGGCACCGTGCTTGACCCCTTCCTCGGCTCAGGCACAACCGCAGTGGCAGCCATTGAGGAAGGCGTGGCGTGGATCGGCTGCGAGCGTGAGCCTGAGTATCTTGAGATCATTGAGGCACGAATAGCAGCCGCTCAGCCTGGAATGGGCTTGACGCTAGACTGACGGGCGAGCGGCCTGAGAGCCGCCCAACGCCTGCCAGTGGTGTCCTCCCACTGGCAGGCTTACTTCGGCGAGGACTGGAGGACACGTGGCGACTAAGCAACAGCCGGACAAATACGACGCGCTGGATGCGTATGTCGCCGAGCTGCAAGCCGCAATGAACGTCACCTACTGGAAGATCACCGTGGCTCGTGATGCCTCAGACGTTGAGGCGTGGGCAGATATCAACCCGCACGCACAGGCTGAGACAGCCGAACTGCGTGTCAGCCACGACTTCTGGAAGCAGACGCCAGAACTCCAGCGCGAGGTGCTAACGCACGAGATGCTGCACGTCGTGACAGCCAGACTCGATCAGACCGTTGAGGCGATGGAGGAAGCGTTCGGCAAGATTGCGTGGGCTATCTATGACCCGCTCTACGAGGATGCAACCGAGCGCGTGG